TGCCGCTCCGACCGTGCCAGAGACTTATGCGTTCGTGCTGCCTCAGACCGATGCGTTCAAAGGCATCGAGCTGAATGCGGCTGCCCTGCCAGCGATGGCTCCGGCGTTCAAGGAAGCCGGCATCACCCAGGCGCAGCTCGACAAGATCCTGCCCGCGTTCGTCCAGTTCCAGATGGCACAGCCCGCAGCAATGCTGGCCCGTGACTACGAGGTGCTGGCCAAGGATGCGACGCTGGGGAGCATGAACCTGGGCAAGACCCAGGGTTACGTGAATGACGCGCTCGCCGCGTACACGACCCCGGAGTTCCGTCAGAAGCTGGAGCGGTGGGGGATAGCGAATGACCTGGAGTTTGTGCGTGTGTTCGCAGCGATCGGCAAGGCCATGAGAGGGGATGACCCCGCCCGTGGCGAGCCGACCGGCAAAGAACCAACCACTCGAGCGCAACGCCTGTACGGAAAGACCTCCGGACAGTAGCGGTAACGCCCTTCCAGGGCAGGAGTTAGATCATGGCGACCGTCGGCGGCACCGTATTCACGTTGTCCGATTTTGCACAGCGTCTGGACCCCGATGGCTCCATTCCGGACATCGCGGAGCTCCTGAACGAGAAGAACGAAGTCCTCAATGACATGCTGTGGGTGGAGGGCAACCTTCCCACCGGCATGCGCACCACCCAGCGCACCGGCTTGCCGAACGTCGCGTTCCGGCAGCTGAACACCGGCGTCACGCCCAGCAAGTCCACCGTCGGCCAGGTCGATGATGCCTGCTGCATCCTCGAGGGTTGGTCGGTCCTGGATGAGAAGCTCGCGAAGCTCAACGGCAACGTGGAGGCCTTGCGGCTGTCGGAGGCCAAGCCGTTCCTCGAGGCGATGAACCAGCAGTTCGTCCAGACCCTGTTCTACGGCAACACCGCGGTGAACCCGGAGCGCTTCCTGGGCTTCAGCCCGCGCTTCGGCGCCATCTCAGGCGCGACCAATGCCCAGAACATCCTCTCCGGGGCGGGAGCCTCGAACAACCTCAGCATCTGGCTGGTCGGCTGGAACGAGGACACCTGCTGCGGCATCTTCCCCAAAGGCACGATGGCGGGCCTGACCCATGAGGACTATGGCCTGCAGACGGTGCAGACCGCCGCGGCCGGCTCCGCGGTTGGCATCACCTCCGGCTTCATGCGCGCCTACCAGGACCGCTTTGTGTGGGAGCCGGGCCTGGCGCTGCGCGACTGGCGCTACGTGGTGCGCATCGCGAACATTCAGGTGAGCTCGCTGGTGAACAACAGCTCACCGGCCAATCTGATCACCCTGATGTCGCGCGCGCTGGACCGCATCCCGAGCCTCAAGGGCTGCATGCCCGTGTGGTACATGAACCGCACCGGCTACAGCTTCCTGCGCCTGCAAGGCCTCTCCAACAGCACGAACGCTGTGACCGTCCAGCCCGCCTTGAACCAGTTCGAGAACGGGTTCGAGGGCGTGCCGATCCGCCGCTGCGATCAGTTGCTCAACACCGAAGGCACCATTTCGTAAAGGTCCGCCATACGCCCAGGACGGAGGTGGAGGTTCGGCGGGGAACGTCGCTGATCCGGCTCACAGGGCACGTGTAAACCGCTCGAGGAGCAAGACACATGTTTGTCGACAATGAGAACCAGTTCACCACGGGCGGCACCGCGGGGCAGTCCGTCGCTGCCTTTACCACCGGCACCACCGCCTTGGGCAACGTCATCGACTCAGGTCCCCTGGGCGGCCAGAACACCCCGAACACCAACGCCGGCCGGGATTTCGGCATGGGCTATCCGGTGTGGCTGTTCTTCCTGGCGGTCACCGGCATCGCGCAGGCCTCAGGCACCACCGACATTCAGCTGGTGAGCTCTGCGGCCGCGACCTTGAGCGCCCCGAATGTCATGCTGGACCTGACCGGTGGCGCCATCGCCATCACCGGCAGCAAGCTCGCCACGTCTGGCAATGCGGTCCGCATCGAGATGCCACGGGCGGGCGTGGGCGGTACCACCGGATGGCTGCGCTACATCGGCATCAACTTCATCCTGGTCACCACCAACTACACCGCGGGCGTGATCAACGCCTTCCTGAGCCGGGACATCCAGGACAATCTGCTGTACGTTCCGGGCTTCACAGTCTCCTAAGCGAGGTTCGTCATGACGACTTCAACACCTGCTGGATGGCCCACCGGCGGCAAGCCTGCGGCCAAGCCCAACCCGACCGGCGAGGTAGGCGCAAAGCCCCTGGCTGCCACTCCTGCGGTGAATCCGCCGCCTGCACCGAAAGTCCGGTCCGTCCCGACGGTCAAGGTGGAACTGCGCCAGCGCACGGTTCTTGAGCCCGGCTGCCGCGTGGTCGACCCGGGCACGATCGTGGACATCCCAGAGTCACAGTACGATCCGACCTACCACATCCTGGTGAAGCCGGCCGCGGCAGCCCAAGGCAAGGAGCCGCAAGGCTGGGGCAGCAATGCGGGTACCAACAAGGCACCAGCGGCCGCGCCGGCGGCCGGTGCTGCACCGGCGGGCTGGTCGAAGTAAGCTGTCCTCCCGCACCCAATCGAAGGACAGCACCGATGGCCGAGGAAAAGAAGCTCAAGTTCAAGGGCCCCTGGCGCGTGGTCGCCATGCAGCAAGGGCAATACAACCAGTTCTTCATGGAAACCGGCATGGTGTTCGACCTGCTGACCTACGAGGACGGGACCTACCCGGTGGCCACTCGCCTGGTCATCAAGAAGGACGCCGAGGGCAAGCCGCTCCCCGGACACAACGGCAACGACATCATTCTGGACAACTGGAATGAGGTCACCGTCATCGGCAAGGACGGCATCGCCGTGCACCGGGACTTCGCGCTCGATCTGGGCAGCAAGGCCATCAAGTCAGGTCCTCGCAAGGGCGAGGTCATGCGGGTGGGCTGGATGAAGCGAGTGCCGGACCGCACCCCGCTGGGCCTGTATCCGGTGGATGAGAACGGCATCATCCTGGCTGAGTTCTGGGATCCGCGCGCGCAGCTGCCGCAGTGCTTCGATGTGGGGTACCACCCCTGGACGCCGGGCCCGCTGGATCGCAAGAGGAACCACGCTGCGATGCTGGCTTACTATCCGGAGCCTGAGCCTGAGGTCGATGATGGCCAGGACGAGGAAGCTGCATAGCCAGTGGCGATCACGAACCAAACCACCGATGCAGCAACCGGCCAGCGTGACGGGGTAACCGTCACCTGGTCGGCCGTCCCCAATGGAAACCAGGGGGACGCTCACGGGGGTCCATGGTCAACGTTCTCTGCCATCGTCACGGGCACCTTTGGCGTCGCCGGTTCCGTGCGCCTCGAGGGGTCCAATGACGGGGTTAACTGGTTCGCGCTCTCACCTACGGCGCTGGTTGCTGCCGGTAGCTTCGCTCCGCTAGGAGCCGCTGAGCATCCGAAGTTCATCCGCCCCAACGTCACGGCAGGTGACGGCACTACTGCCCTGACCGTGGTCGCCTTTTTCGGTACCCCGCTGGGCTTGGGGACACGCTGATGGAACTGGTCGACATGGCCATCAAGGAGCCGACCGCAGACCGGATGTACGGCGCCTGCGCGGTCCCATCGTGCAGCCCTTACCCCTACGGGCTACGCATCAATCTCAACCAGGAACAGCTGGACGCCCTTGGCATCAAGGGCCTGCCCGCTGCCGGCACGACGATGCACCTGGAGGCGGTCGCGGTTGTGACCCGCTCCTCGACCGAGGACCCTGACGCGGATGGCGATGTGGACTATGTGTGCCTGGAAATGCAGGTGACCGAGCTCGCCGTCGAGGAGGGGGAAGCCGGCGAGGATGACGATGATGACGAGGATGAGGGCGACGGGTCCGAGGGCCGCGCCGAACGGATGTACCGTAAGGACAAGCAGCCAGCCTGATCCTGGTTGCACAGGAGTAGGCCGTGGCCTCGCAGCTCGACGTTTACAACATGGCCCTGGCGATGCTGGACACCTCCCAGAATGTCCAGAGCATCAATGACAAGTCGGAGGCCGCCGGGGCCTGCAACCGCTTCTACGACTGGGCCAGAAAGAAGGTCCTCGAGGGTGCGTTCTGGGACTTCGCCACCAAGGCGCCGGCGCTCTCCCTGGTCGTGGACCAGTCGACCCTGGCAGCGAACGCGGTCATCTATCCTGGCTGGCGGTTCGTGTACGCGCGGCCCACCGACTGCCTGCGCTTCCTCGCGATTACCACCCAGTACGGGCTGCGCACCAATCCGTTCAAGACCTTCTGGTGGGGGTCGGACCGCCCCTTCATCGGGTGGGGGCCGTTCCGGCCGCCATACGTCCAGGCAATCGACCAGGTGAACCAGAACACCCCAAACCAGTCGATCAACCTGCTGACCGATCAGATGAACGCCTACGGGGTGTACGTCACGGATGTGACCAACGTCGGGCTGTGGACGCAAAGCTTCATGGAGGCGGTCGCCTGGCAGTTGGCGGTCCCGGTCGCGGGCCCGGTGTCCGCGAACCAGGAGGCGAAGAAGAACGCCATCGCGATGGCGAAGGCCTCAATCGTGACGGCCCTCCAAGTGGAGTTCGGGCAGCGCCAGGATGACTCCTATCCCGAATCGCCTGCGATCACGGCGCGCCAGTAATGTTTGATGTCCCGGTCGACCTGATCCAGCCGAGCTTCTCCCGTGGGGAGGTCTCCCCGTTCATGTTCGGCCGGGTGGACCTGACCGGATGGGCACAAGGGCTTCGCACCTGTCGAAACTTCGTGGTTCGCCCCGAAGGGTCGGTCTCCAATCGCCAGGGCTTCACGTACCTGAATAACTCGGTGGCGCCCAATGGATCGACCCAATCCAAGGCAACCATCCTCCTGCCCTTCGTGTTCTCGGCTACCCAGTCCTATGTGATCGAGGTGGGGGCCGGGACCGCGCAGGTGTTCTCCAATGGCTCTCAGGTCCTAAGCGGCGGCGTGCCGCTCACCTTCGCAACTCCTTGGGCGCAGTCCGCCTTGTCGACGCTTCGCTGGTCGCAGTCCTCGGACACCCTGACCGTGGTGCATCCGCTGTACCCGCCCTACGAGATAAAGCGCACCAGCGCGAACAGCTTCACCTGCCTTGCGGCCGTCTACACCGGAGGGCCCTTCCTGCCGCAGAACACGGACGGGGTGACCTTCGTCTATGCGAGCGCTAAGTCCGGGAATGTCACGCTGACCGCGAGCGCCGCGATCTTCAACGCCAACCAGGTGGGCGGCCTGATGCAGCTCACCCAGCAGGACATATCGACCATTCCGCCTTGGCAGGCTGAGCGGCAGATTGCAGGTCCTGCGCCCTTGGGATCCCAGACGGTGGGGCTGCTGCGCACATCGAACCTCAAGAACTACATGTCGGTGTCCTCGACCACCCCATTCACTGGGTCGAACACCGTCTGCACGGGCAACACCGCCCCCCAGCACAGCCAAGGTGTGCAGCCGGACGGGGACGGCAACAATGTGCCGACCCTGGGCTTTTGCGGCATGAACTGGGAATACCAGGACTCAGGCTTCGGGGTGGTGCTGATCACCGGATACATCAGCCCCACCCAAGTCACCGGCACGGTGCAGCCGAACTACACCGGGGGGCCTGGCCTGCTGCCTGTGACGGTCGTGGGCGGCCCGCAGGTGACCGTGGGGCCGCTCACGTTCAACGGGACCGGCAGCGCCACGACTTTCGGGCCGCTGACCGCCATGACCTCGACCGACCCGTCCAAGTATTACGTGACGATCGGCGGGGTGTATGTCTCCCCTTCGCTGTATTCGATCAGCGCCGCCGGCGGGAACATCGTGTTCCTGAACGCCCCGGCCGCGGGCACCGCGAACGTATCGGTGAGCCAGATCACCCTCCTGGGGCAGACCACGTACTGGGCGTTCGGCGCCTTCAGTCCTGACCAGGGCTACCCTTCGGCGGTGAGCTACTTCCCGGACCGGCTGATCCTGGCTGCGACTACAAAGCAGCCGGTGGGCGTGTTCGGGTCAGCGACCAGCCAGTACCACCTCTTCAGTGTGAGTAACCCCGTGGTGGCCTCGGATGCCTTCACGGTGTTCTTGAACGCCCGGCAGCTGAACGCCATCTCAGACCTGATCCCGTTGCCTGACCTACTGGTGGGCACCTCGAACATCATCTGGCGGCTGTGGGCAGGATCCACAGGGACAGCCCTGGGGCCGCTGTCGATCAGCGCGAACCCGCAAAGCTATTTCGGGCAGTCCCCCACCTGCGCGAGCCTCATGTTCGGGGACTCTGCCATCTTCGCTGAGTACGACGGCAGGCGCTTAAGGGACCTGATCTACCAGTTCGCTTATGACAAATACATGGGCCAGGAGCTGACCTTGTATTGCCATCACCTGATCCCTTTCGGCACCCAGTTCCAGAGGATTCAGTACAAGCCCGACCCGATCGGGCAGCTGGTATTCGGGCTGCGCACCGATGGGGTGCTGCTGTGCTGCACGTACCTGCGTGAGCAGCAGCTGGTCGGCTGGTCGCATTGGGATACGGCCGGCACCTTCGAGGACATCTGCGTGGTCCCGGAGGGCGGCAGCTTCGGCCTGTACACCATCACGAACCGGATGATCAACGGCGCTCTGGTGCGCATGATCGAGCGCCTGGCCCAGCGCGAGGTGCAGACGATCTACGATTACAAGTTCGTCGACTGCAACCTGACCTATGACGGGCGCAACACGACCGCGGTGACCATGACGCTCACCGGGACCACCACGGGCCTGGCGAACGACACCGGGACGCTCACCGCCTCGAGCGCCGCCGGATGGGCGAACTTCCAGGCGACCGACATCACGAACAGCAATGAGCTTTGGATCTACCAGACGCTCACCTTCGCGACCTCGGTATCAGGGCAGGCTGGCGGGACGCTCGCCACCGCTGTCGCGCCGGGCAACTACACGGTCACCTTCAGCGACGGGG